ACGGACACCATACCGGCTAGCGTGTACCGCGACACCATCGCCGAACGATCACACGGAGCTTGGCAGCCATGCCGAGTTCCTTGGAGTGTGCGATCGTGAGGATATGCTTTCAAAGTATTTCGTCCACGATGGAGGCGATACAAGCAAATGGCGTTTGCGTGGTCACGCGAAGAAGAAGTTTTGGGAATGGGTGGCAACGTGGGCTGTGTGCTTGTCGAAGCCAAGCGACATCGGCGGCAGCGATGACGGGTACGCATTGCCGGAGCTGACTATCGAGCGGCATGTTGTCGAGGTTGAGCAAGACGACGCTCCCGATGGAATGCTATTCAACATCTCGGGGCTATCCGCAACAAACATCCACGAGGAAAAGCGGCTGACATGCACGGCAAGGGCCAAGCGTTCAGCTGAGCTTGTCGCAGACAAAAGCCGCGTTGCAGTTGTTTGGTGCGATACCGATTACGAGGCGGACGCGTTGATTGAACGCATCGACGATGCGGTCGAGATTCGTGGATCGCATCCAGAAAAACGAAAGGAGGAGATGCTACTAGCATTTGAAAATGGCGAGGCTCGGTGCCTAATTACCAAGCCAACAGTCGCAGGTTTCGGATTAAACTGGCAACACTGCGATCACCAAGTTTTCGCGGGATTGTCGTATAGCTTCGAGCAATATTACCAAGCAGTTCGCAGGTGCTGGCGTTTTGGTCAACGCAATTCGGTAAATGTGGATATCGTTCTGGCGGATAGTGAATCCGGTATCCAGTCCGTGATTGCCAACAAGGAAACAGACCACCAGCTTATGCAGGCTGGAATGGCTGAGGCAATGCGAGAGGCTACGATGAAAGAGATCGGGATCGATAAAGGGAAGGCGGTTTACACCACTTCAGTGAAGCTAAGTGTTCCAAGTTTTTTAGGAGGTCAGCAATGAATGAAGTCATAGATCAAGCAAGCGGCGATGGGTGGCATCTTTATCACGGCGATTGCTGCGAGGTCATCAAGTCGATACCAGACGACAGCATCCACTTTTCGGTATTCTCACCGCCATTTGCATCTCTCTACGTTTACAGCGACAGCGAACGCGACATGGGAAACAGCGAAAGCGATGAGCAGTTCTTCGAGCATTTCTCGTTTCTTGTTTCAGAGCTTTATCGTGTAATTAAGCCGGGTAGGCTTGTCAGCGTGCATTGCATGAATCTGCCAAGCACAATTACGCACAACGGATACATCGGACTGCGAGACTTTCGCGGGGATATTATCCGAACATTCGTAAACAACGATTGGATTTATCACAGCGAAGTCTGCATTTGGAAAGATCCAGTTGTCGCCATGCAGAGAACCAAAGCACTTGGATTGCTGCACAAGCAAGTGGTTAAAGATTCGTCAATGAGCCGTCAGGGGATTCCAGATTACCTTTGCACATTCCGAAAGCCAGGCAAAAATGATGAGCCTATATCGGGCGGGTTCACTCGATTCGCTGGCGATCAAGAGGAGTTTGACAAGCGAGAAAAGGGCAATCTGTCAATTGATATTTGGCAGCGTTACGCATCGCCGGTTTGGATGGACATCAACCAGACAAACACGCTGAACGCAAGGATGGGACGCGATAACAATGACGAGCGGCACGTTTGCCCATTGCAGTTTGATGTGATAGATCGTTGCTTGCAGCTTTGGACGAACCCCGGCGATGTGGTGCTATCCCCATTTGCTGGCATTGGAAGCGAAGGCGTGGGATCGCTTCGAGTCGGCAGGAAGTTCGTCGGCATCGAGCTAAAGAAAAGTTACTTTGACGCTGCCTGCAAGTTCCTTGAAGCAGAAGAAAAAGAGCAATCACACGCGACCTTATTTTAGGAAAGACAATGACAACCAAAAAAACCTACACGCTACAAGAGGCCGCTGAGTATCACGGCGTCTCTTGGTCAACATCCAGGCGAGCATTTATTCGCTCGGGGATGGAAGTGCAGCACCACGGCAGAGCGTGGGTGCTGACATTGCAGCAAGTCAAGCGGCTTGCCAAGTATTTTGACAAGGACCACCCGAACGCAAAGGGGAAAGGCAATGAGTAACAGACTGGTAAGTCATCTCTGTGACCTGATTTTGATTCTGAAGCAGGCAAAAGCAGATGGCGAGATTTTAGGAATCGTCGCATCGTGCGAGGATGACGAGATCGTTGTGGAGTGCCGAGTCACAGGCGAGGCGTTTGATCGCATCGATGCGATGATGGGCGAGGCGTACGACGAGTTCCAAGCGTGGCCGACGGCTCGGATGTTGCGGGTTGGGAGTCTGTTTTTTTTGTCACACACACCGGAGCCGGGTTTTGTCGGCTCAAGAAAGGGGACACGATGAGCGAGGGACTAGAAAAGATCGACATCGAAAGGCGAGTGCAATTAAGCCTAGCGATCGGCAGGTATCTGCGGTCGGTAAAAAACTTTGAACACGCATCGGTTCATTTTTCGGAAGCATGTCAATCGCTGCGTCAAAAGCTGAATGAAGGCGAGCGGTTCATCGCCAAGATTGATTTTGACTACTACCTAGTCGAGATGGGTAGCGATGGGAATTTTGACGTAACGAAGACCGACATTATTTAAGGACAGGGTGCAAGGATGCTGATTTTAGGGCGGAAGCTAGGCGAAAAGATTGTGATCGAAACGAACGGCGAAACGATCGAAATCGTCGTGACTCGGATTGATCACAAGATGATCAAGATCGGCGTGAAGGCGTCGGACAATGTGCGGATTATGCGAGCCGAGTTGCTCGATAACACACAAAAAAAGGGAATCAATGAATTACCACGATAGGCCGGAAGTATCGGCTAGTATGCTGAAAAGCATGACCAAAGGATGGAGACATTTTGAATCCGAATACATCACGAGAACCGCAAAGCGTGTCGAGAGTCCAGCGTTTATGCTAGGCACTGCGATTCACGCAGCTTTGCTTGAGCCACGGGTTTTTGCTCGTGAATACGTTACGTGTCCAGACGAATGCAGCGACAGGAGAACGAAAGCATACAAGGAATGGGCGGCTCTCGTTGACGGTCGGATTATCTTAACAACTTCCGAACGAGCTATGATTGATCGGGTCTGTGAGTCTTGTATTGCGAACGCATCAATCGAAAGGATATTAACAGCAAGTGGGCAAGTCGAGTGCGAATTCTTTTGGCATAACGAAGTTGGTGTCGATTGCAGAGCAAAAGTTGACAAGGCAATGCCGTCAGTTGTTGTCGATGTAAAGACTACTGAAGACGCGACGCCACAAGCATTCGCAAGAACGATCGGCATGTATCGATATGATTTGCAAGCCGTTCATTACCTGGAGGCAACTGGAGCCGATACGTTCCTGTTTCTCGCGGTTGAAAAGACGGAGCCGTTTCGAGCTAGACTCTACGAGCTCTGTCAGGCAGACTTGGCGGATGCTCGCGAGATGAGGCGAGAGCTCCTTATCCAATACCGAAGCAGGCTAGAGGCCAACGACTGGTCGGAGCCAAACGAGACCGAAGTCCAAACCCTTTTCCTCCCCTCCTATTTGAAGTGAGACTGACTATGGGACAGCTAACTATTCGCGATCGATTGAACGGACCGGAGTTCCGCGAGGAGGTCGCAAAGATCCTCCCGAAGCATGTTACGCCGGAGCGTATGGCGAGAGCCGCCACCACTGCTCTCATGCGAACGCCGATGCTTGCCGAGTGCGACCAGGCGTCGTTTTTCCAAGCAATGATGCTACTTTCGCAATACGGGTTGGAGCCTGACGGTCGCAACGCTCACCTGATTCCATTCCGCAACAACAAAAAAGGCATTGTCGAATGCCAACTTATTATTGACTACAAAGGAATGGTTGAGCTTATTGAACGCTCGGGCCTTGTATCGAAGATTCACGCGGACCGAGTCTGCGAGAACGACGATTTCGAGTTCGACTGCGGGGAGATCAAGCATCATAAGATTGATTTCCGGAAGCCACGCGGAGAGGCCTACGCTTACTACTGCATCATTGAAAAACGTGATGGCTCGCGCAAGTGCGAGGTCATGACGCGCGACGAGGTTGATGCAGTTCGGCGAAGATCCAAGGCCGCAAGCTCTGGTCCCTGGGTCACGGACTTCGACGAGATGGCGAAAAAAACCGTCTTTAAACGGGCATCTAAATGGGTTTCAATCTCTGCGGAAATACGCGAGCTATTTCAAAAAGAAGATGAGCAGCTCTTCCAACAAAGAGACCTAGGACGGATACCGGCGAGTCCTTCCGCTCGTTCTCTGGCCGAGGTCTTGGAAGCTCCAAGACTGAACTCAAAGCCTGAGACGGACTACTTTGCACTGCTCGATCAATGCAAGACACAGGAGGATTTCGACGATCTCCACCAGCGGATTCTTGCAGACGAATCGGTCAACGCGGCAACCGAGACGATCCTCGCTCAGGAGATCTCGGACCGAGTCGCGGTACTGAGCGGAGAGTAGCCATCGAAGGCCAGGAGCAAGCCGAGCCTCCGGTGTGCGGGTGCGGACGGTACAAGCCCGTACTCGGAGGCGATGACGTTTGGCGTTGCAAGATTTGCGATCGGGAAGAAGTTATTAAGCGGTGGAAGCTAACGAAGAAATGGACCGAGGCGAGTGATGAGCTACGTCGAAAATATGGTCGAGGAATGGCAGGAGAGAGCAGCGATCCGTGAGTACGACGGTGGACAGCCTAGGGACATAGCCGAAAAGGACGCACTAGAGGACCTGGTTCGGTTCTACGGAGGGCTCCCGAAAGAGGTCGTGGAAGCGATCGAGCGGAGTTTCCTTTCCGGAGTCGATCCGGTAAAATGATTGCAGGTTTGGCGACCTACACAAGACACAACCACGTCCCTGGCATCTTCACGCAATCTCCTGTGCGTTTGGGTCGCCAACGCCGGGGACGTGGTTTTTTTATTTGAGTGTTGAAATTTACAGAGGCGACCAATGAGTGACTGGATCAAGCTGCACAGACAGGCACTCGATAGCCAAGTATTCAGCGATGCAGTTTTGTGGCGTGTGTTCTGTTGGTGCCTAATGCGAGCCAACTGGAAAGCTGGCTGGTTTGGCGGCGAACAGATCAAGCCAGGCAGTTTTGCGACCGGAAAAGAGGCAGGAAGTCAACAGCTCGGGATGACTCCTTCGTCATGGTATCGACACATTAAAAAGCTTGAGCAGTTAGGCATTATTTCCGTAAAAGCGAACAACAGATTTACCGTAATTTCCGTAGTCAAATGGTCGTTTTTTCAAAATGGCGAACAACAGATGGACAACGGATGGACAACGGATGGACAACCAGTGGACAACGGATGGACAACGGATGGACAACCAGTGGACACAATAGAAGAAGGAAAGAAAGAAAAGAAAGAAAGAAGGAAAGAAAATACACACACACACACAGCGGGCGGAATCCAAAAAGAAAAGATCGATCCAGGGCTACTGCCTCACTGGGAACGATGGTGCGGATGGCTGGAGTCGATTACAGGCCGAAAGGTCGATCCGATTCGAGCAGAAACGATGCTCATGGACATCGAACGTCGTGGAATCGCGAAGTCAATCCGAGACATCGAGTTTTCAATTCTCAAAGATGCGAAGACCCTACTCGATTCGGACAACGATTTTGAAAAACAAAGAGCCGCTCAGCGGCAGAGCCGAGAGGGTCCGCGACACAAAGGCAGGACCACGGAGCAGTTGCTAGAAGAAGCATTTGGACCACGAGAAACCTGGGAGGACGAATGAACACGAAAGAGTTCCGAGACTGGATAGCGTTCCACTACGAGTGCTTTCCGGAAATGCGTCGATGGATGGATGCCAACACGGACCCGAAAAAGACGCTGGACGCTTGGCTTGAGGCCCTTTCTGACTGCGAGATGGGTGATTGCTTCGATGCGTCGAAGGCAATGTTACGCGGCGACGCAGAGCCGCCAGAGGCATATGAGCGTGAAAGGCTACCAGGAATGATTCGGAAGTTTTGCAAGGTGCGACGATCGGAACGAATGCAGAGAGCAAAAGACCGCGAGATTCTTCAGTCGGCGAGCCGATCCGGTAAGTGTCAGCCGATCGGGCCGCTACTGCGAGAGGCTCGGGAGCTTGGGTTTGCTAAACGCGAGGGGCAGATTACCGACGAGGAACACGAACAAAAGCTTTCCGATATTTTGAAAAGAGCTGGGAGCGATCCAAAAGCTTCCGAACCTCGCTACTCATGTCCTACGTGCAATGACAGCGGCGTCGTGATGGTTTGGCATCCTCGTGAGGTTGATCGGTATCGTCGCTTCAAACGCACGCCACGGCGTCTAGGGGCTGCGGTATCGTGCAGGTGTCCAAACGCGAAAAAGGCACCTGACACGTTCGATGATCGGTTTCATTTTCCGCTCAGATTTGGAACGCCCACACCGAAGGAGCAAGAGCAGATGACGGCCTGGGTCGATCAGACGGCCAGGAGACATTCGGACTTCGCCGACTGGGCAGGGGATGAGATTTTATGACCGAGCTACTACGGATTGTCCTCTCCATTGAACTGACCAACGGCAACGACGGTCGAGGCTATGCTTGGCAGCGGTCAGCGTCACGGCGAAAGAAGCTCGCGAAACAGCTTGCAGCGTATCGACGCGAACCGTTCGATGTTCCGGTGGTGGTCGAGGTCACGCGGATACTTGGCAAGGGTCAGAGGCTTTGGGATAGCTCAAGCGTTGGTAGAGGCAACTGGAAAGAGGTCGAGGACACGCTCGTGGAGCTGGGCTGGTTTTACGACGACGGGCCAAGGTGGATCGTGCAAACGATATTTGCACAGACAGCCGATCGACGCGAAGAAGGGCCAGCGGTCGAGATTGTTGTCAAAAAGGCTTGACGGACACTTGAGAGACGCTAAGATTTGGGCAAGTTGATGGCAGTCAACGAACAATCCAAGCCCCAACGTGTTGTGTCTTTTTGTGCGTTCTTGCACGGTTGACTGCCAAGACAATGCGTTGGGGCATTTTGCTTTGAGGATTGATTGTGAGTGAAACTCCGACATTCTTAGACCGATATGAGATTCGTCGAGATGGGACGATTTTCAGCACGATTACCAACAAGACATTACGAGGTGGAAGGAACAGCAAAGGCTATTTGACCGTGAGCCTTTACGATGGATCGGTTCCAAAGAAGCCTCGAAGCTATCTTATTCACCGTCTGGTGGCTGAGGCATATCTAGGGAAAGCTCCAGATGATCGTCCGCATATCAATCACAAGAATGGGGACAAGCTCGACAATCGAGCTGAGAATCTGGAATACACGAATATTAGAGAAAACAACAAACACGCAAGGGATGTACTTGGGTTCGATCAGATCGGAGAGAAGAACCCAAGAGCAAGACTGACTGATAGGCAGATTGAGGAGATCCTGGAATCTACTGAAAAAAGCTCGGTTATTGCCGCAAGGTATGGAATCTCTCGAGATTATGTTCGGCAAATAATTCGAGGCGTGTACAGAGCAAGAAAGACGAGTGAAAGATGAACGCACTAGACGTAATGAAAGCGTTGCTTGCATTAAGCAAAAAGGAACAGGAATCGATATTTGAGTTCTGGCAATTGATGCAAGTAGAAAAGACAATAACCAAAAAGGCACCTTCGGCAAAGTACACGCAAAAAGAGTACGACCGAATGGAATCGGTTTTTAAGTATGCGATACAAAAAAAGGATCAATATGCGAAAAAACTTGTTCGTTATTGGCTGATGAGCTTGGAAGAAGTTGCAGGGCGATGCAAAGGGCAGCTTGGACGTATATGAATGATAGGCAAACATGGAACAGAAGAGCTAACAGGAGACCGCCAGGGCCGATAGTATTTTCGGCATTGCCTATTGAAGACAAACAAACCTAAACACTCCCACGCCTCTTATCTCTTTTCCTCGTAGGGAAGGGGGTTGGGGTTGTTGGGTTAGCGGCCTTAGTGGGGCGTGGGGTGTTTTTAATATACGGCGATGAGTCCAGCATCGCCAATCGGACACAGTGGCCTTACTCTTTCCCGGTAGTGCGAAGCGGGGCCGGTTTCTCAACCTTTCCCGGCTGAGGCGTAGGCGATCTCGGTGCGTAACCGTGAGCTGTGTCCGCATCTTTAACAATCGAACCAGAGGAGCAATGACATGCCACTGAAAGAAGGCAGCGATCCGGCAACGATCGAGGCGAACATTAAACAACTCATGGCCGAAGGCTACACGCAGCAACAGGCAATCGCGATTGCGATGGACAAGGCGAAGGAGGGCAGGAAGTGACCGACACAAAAAAAATAATCGAAGCGCGCGTATTCTTGCGAGAGACATTCAAAGCGATGACGGCGTGGCGAATGCTGCAATCGCAGAGGCAGCGGACAGGCTGGAAAAGCAGCAAAAACGAATTCGCAACCAGCGGCGTGAGATCGAGGCACTGGCGAAGGACAAACACCGAGTCGATGGGTTTGTGAATTGGCTGAATGCGGAGATGAAGAAGTTTATGACCGAGCCAACACTTCGCAATGACTGGGTGCAGTATTATTCGCTTGAAAGAGCAAAGCAACAATTCGAAAAGCTACGCAATGGGCTTGGTGAGCAGAAAGCACCAATTACACGACCACCACAAGCTGAGTCGATAACTGAAATAGAAAAGAAATAACAACCCGCATCGGCGGCGCATGAACGATAATACTTAAACTGGAAATCAAACATGACAACACCAAACGACGTTGACCGCGACTTCGGTTCATCCGATTGTTCGTCGGCTTTGTTCAGGTTGCGATTGATTCACGACCAAAGGTTTCGAGTTGGCCAAACATCGTTTGACATGGCAGAAGGCTCGGTTGTGTCAGTGTTGCAAATCGACGAGTACAACAAAAAGGTTTTATTGGATTTTGGGGGCGGTCTGATTGATTGGGTCAGTCGGCAAACAGTTCGCGGTTGTTTTAATAAGGTGATTGACGATGAGTGATTTTAAGGTTGGTGACGAAGTTGAAGTGTTGGACGAAGGATTGGCAATGTTGCGGCGATTGTGCCCAGGGATGCCGCCAAACCATCACGGGCGGATCGGGTCGATTGAAGGCGATACGGTCATGGTCGAGTTTCCGAACGGCGATCACAGTCAGTCGGCACCATATCCAAAGTCGCAAGTGCGGAAGCGATAAGTCCGCATAACAACTACATAAACAGGGGTGTGATGAAAGCGAAAGTAAATTTTTGGATCGTATTCGGAGTATCGTTTTCGATTTTGTACTTCGCGATTCTTTTGGTAATGGCGTGGAATAACATCTCGTCCCGATAACAACAATTACCCCAAATAACAACCGCATCGGCGGCTTTTTTCTTTTGGAGATAAAAAATGGAAAGTGCAATGGAAATCAATGGCGTAAAGTATGTCCGCGAAGACAGCAAGCCGACATCTGGTCGTGCTGTGGTCGTGGTGGATCGTGGCTGGATTTTTGCTGGTGATATTCGTCGGGAGAATGGTCGAATCTATATCAGCAAAGCAGTGTGGGTGTTTCGATGGGAATCTTGTGGATTCTCGAAAGTGATTGAAAATCCGAGTAACGCTGATATTCGCCCAATAGCTAATATTGATTTACCGGAAGCAAGCGAGATTTTCTGTGTCCCAGTCGGTAGTGAGTGGGGTCTAGAAAATGCCTGATAAGCAATATCCCGCTGGCTATGGCGATGGCGATGGCGATGGCAATGGCTATGGCTATGGCGATGGCGATGGCGATGGCGATGGCTATGGCAATGGCAATGGCAATGGCTATGGCTATGGAACCATCGGAGCTAGAAAATAACGCTGAACGGTCAGCCGGTTGCGGCGGTTGGCCCAGAGTACAGAAAGCAGCCTTACCGCAACTCGGCTGCACCGCTTTTGTTATCCAAAGTTTTAGGAGATGTCATGTACGCAGTGTTTTGTATACCAAAAGGCAAGCATCGAGCGAGTGATGGACCGTGTCTTGATCCGTTAGATTATGGTCAAGGCAAAGAGCCTGATCCGCATTTATTGTTGCGTCGTGGCCGAGTTGGTTTGTTTTGGGAAAAATCCCATGCAGAGGAAGCGTTACGAAAAACGCTGGCGGCCAAGCATTTTCCAGACTTCCTGAAAAAGCATGGGTTTGTGGTACTGGAGTGCGTCAAACGATCACGAGAGGAATCGTCCGAAGAATGGGCCGCCAGGACGGGCGAAAAGCTGCATTCGAGTGAGGAAGTTTTAGCGGGCGGGTATTTAGGATAGCGCAAAGGATAACACGGTGCGAGAAAGGAAATCAACAATGGAAAAAGACAGTAACGAGCACTTCGGTACATCCGATTGTTCGTCGGCTTTGTCACGATGCACTCGCAATGGAATCAGCCAGCCGTGCATCGAATGCGGCAATCTGGCACCAGTGCGAATGAAAGACGCAAATCGTCATTGGATTCGTTGTTTTATGTGCCAGAACGATGCAACAGATGCAGCGACGATGGAGGAAGCAATTCAGAACTGGGAGTTAGACAATGCAGTTTAGGATCATCAGTCAGCTAGAACGCGCGGAAATTGCAAACGACAGCGAGCAAGGCCGTTTGCTCTGCATGGAGTGCGACATGCTACGCGATCTCGTTAAGGCGAAAGACGAATACACAGCGTGCTACAAGACCGGCAAGAGGCCAACAGAAAAGCTGTTTGCGAAATTGGAAAAGTTGAACGCAGCTTTGGATGTGAAGTAAGCCCGACGAACAACAACCATCCCCAATAACTGTGAAATTCATCGGGCGGGCGAGATAGAAGCCTGCCATTGCAAAAGAGCGTCACCGCCCGCTCCGATGCAATTTTTTGTTCATCGTGCGGACGGTTGGGTTGAGCCATGCCAAACGAAAGAGAAGATTGGGAATTAGAACGAGCCTACGGACACACAATCGAGCGACCGAAAGGAGAACGTCGGTGTCATGTCAAAGCCAAAGTGCAGTGTGTGTTGCAAAAGCATATGACAAAGGATCAAGCGTTGCTTGTGGCGGAAGAAGTCGTGACGGAGTTGGGGTTGTGATGAATCGAAAAACGGTCAGCCTCCTGACCCTCCAAGAATGGTGCGACTATTGGTCAGAAGGAAATGCGCAATATCTGGAAGATCGACGAGACATTGGGAGCGAAGGGCTAACAGAGTTACGCGAAGCTGCGTCAGCCATGCGAACACTCATTGATCTTGTCGACGGCGTAGAAGTGCCGGAGCACGACCGACCAACGTTTGCGAGCGTGAACGGTAGCAACTGGTTTGACGTGCGAGAATCGCTTACCGGGAAAAGGTGATTCCGTCCGATGAACAACAATTACCCCAAATAACAACCGCATCGGCGGCGTGGGAACTAAAAAAACGAGAAAATTATGCACGTTTATATTATGAGTACGGACGGTTTGATGTATGTGCATGAGCTGCGTGGAGCCGTATTTGTTACGTGGGTATCAGAGCGACATAAGGAAAAGGCACTTCAGTTTCCAGCGGACAAGGCAGATGACTGGGTGCAATTAATTTCTAAAATGACAGGTGTGGAGTGTGCTGCAACTGCCGCTAGTTTGCCATGGCAGACTTTAAGCTAGTCAAACAACCGTTACTAACAACAACCGCATCGGCGGCGTGATGGGTACACGCGAAGCGTATCGACCGCTAGCAGTCAGTACGTGGATCAAACGAAAGGCATGGCCGTGCCTTGCGAGCAGGTTCAAATCCTGCCTGATGCAATTTTGAATTATCGGCGATACACAAACGGAGGAGAGCAATGATTGACATCACAAAAACATACCGCACACGAGGCGGTCGTCCAGTTCGGATTTATGCGACGGATGGAAAAGGTTTTTATCCGGTGCATGGCATGATAGATTTTGGCGAATGCCAATTTATCGCTCGCTGGACAAATTTAGGCGAGCATGAGCAACAGACTCAATACGACCTTATCGAAGTCAAGCCGCGAATTGTGCTAGAAGCGTGGTTCAATGTGTATGAAAGTGGCATAGGTGGAGCACACGAAAACAAGAATCAGGCAGACGAAAAAGCGTCCCATGGGCGCCTTGCCTGCGTCAAGGTCACTATCGACTGCGAACATGGGGAGGGGCTGGAATGAGCGAGCGTGGTTCGTTTGTGACTCAGTACATCTATTGCCCAAGATGTTTTGAGATCGTCAAAGACGTTCTTGTCGATGACGACAAGTATCTTGATTCAATGCCGATTAAAAACCAACCGATCGTCGCTGGAAAGATCGGTGGGCTATATGCAAACGAAGAGGCGATCGCGATGGAGATTGAGTTCGGCACAGCATTGAACGAACGATTGTGCCATCGGGTAAAAGTTGCCGTTCTGTGCGAGGCAGGACGTAGCAAGATTTTTAAGTTTGGACCGTTGGAATAAGACACAAACACGAAAGGAATGCAATGACACCTAACAAAGACAAGCACAGTGCGAATCGATGCGATGCTCTGGCGTGGAAAGTGTGGGGCTATGTGCGAGACAATGCAAGATCGCTCGACTCGGAAACTCACATGCGATGGATCGCGGCAGCAATGTGCGAGGCGATGAGGGAGAGCGAGCAAAGAGAGGAGCAACTGACAAAGAGACTCGCACTCGCGGAGGCGACGATCGAGATGTTTCTTAAGGAGCCTCCACCGATGCAAAAGGCAACAAGCTGGACGAAAGCAAAACGAATGAATGCAGACCGTGCAAAGTGGGTTGTCGAGCAAGTACTCGGGAATGGCATGAACGCGAACCTCGTAGCAAAGCGGCTCGGGGTTGACCCGGTGACAATCACGAAGACATGCAGCGGGGCTATCTGGGCCGAGGAGACGGCGAAGCTGAGGGCGAAGTACGCCGCGAAACTTGACAGCCAGGCCGAATCGGTACAAGCTGAATAGCGAACACTTCTTGGACGCAGGGAGGCGTCCGGCTTTTACACAGCTCGGGAGATCGATGGATGAGCAAAGAGTCCGGGATCGTGCTGAGCGAGTGTCTCTACTGGGATTGCGAATGCGGTCATCGCAACTACGCACACTGGATTGCCGAGGAAATAAGCTCCAAGTATCTAGAGCGTATCCGCCGGAAGAAAAGGACTGTCGGAAAAACGTACTGGTCGGTGCGGATTCCGGATGATGTGACATGCGAAGGATGCGGAGCCACGGAGCGAACTCTGCCGTTTGTTTGTGAATAGTTTGACAAACAGCCAGGGCGGTCGGCATAATCGTTGCAAAGGAGTGCAACGACTATGCGGCACGAACATGGAATCAAGGCTCGGGCTCGGATGCTGAGAGTCATCGACGGGGATACTGTCGAGGTCATCGTTCAGTATCCGGTCAAGATCAGACTTCGGAATTGCTGGGCTCCGGAGCTTCATGGCGATGACAAGATTGCCGGCCAACGTGCAAAGGAAGCCGTCGAAATGATGGCACCATCGGGCACGTTTCTAACGGTTTGGATACCAACGGATGAAGCTTCTTCGGTTGGCGGCGTGATGACCTTTGACCGCGTTCTCGGTGATGTGTGGATCGGCGAGGATGAGGAGAGCCTAAACGAGCACCTCGTTGCTATGGGTCACGCGACGCGGGAGAAGCAGTCGTGACGACTGACGCACTGCGGAATCTACTCTTGACAGCAATGCAGCAAGCAGGGCTTGCTAGGGCTCTCTACGGCGGTCGTGATGCGGTCATGATGTACGCCGCAAACCAGAAAGCTCGTTACCGATACTTTGAGATCGCGAACAATCGGGCAGCGGCCTTGGTGTTCGCCGATCATTGCCATATCTCCATCTGTGGCTCCAATGACGCGACGGACTGGCTCCAGAACGCGAAAACTGGGCGAGGCAGTATTGGGAGCCTCGTTGCACACCGTGGCTACATCGAGGCGGCTGATTGGCTTCGTCGCGAGATGTTTCGATCGGACCTGATGGCGATCATCGAAGGGCATGACTTGCCGATAGTGCTGGGTGGTCACAGTGCTGGCGGTGCGATCGCTCAGCTGCTATCGGTCGAGGGTAGGTTTGCACCGAGAGAGGTTATCACGTTCGGTTCTCCTAAGGTTTGGGAACGCAGCTCAGCGGCCACGTACTACGCCTACCCATGGGAAGTCTATCGGTTTGTGAACGAGGGCGACATCGTGCCGTATCTTCCGTTCTCGATGGGTTCCTATCTTCTCGGGCGTCCGCTCTACACACAAGCAACTTCCGCGATCCGGCTCTCGAAAGATGGCAAACTTTCGGTCGATGAACTCGGCATCTTCAGGAGAGCCGTCGCGGGGTTGAAACAAGCGTCTCATCTAGGCTCGGCAGCAATGACATGGTTCGTCGGTCGCAGGGTATCCGACAGTCACTCGATAGATCGCTACTGCGAGGCGATCAAAGCAGGGCTCGAAAATGTCAGCAATTAGGATCGGTTTGTTTATCGGTGCGATGTTCTTGGCGAGCGTCGCGAATGGTCAGCGGGTGCCATTTGAAAATATAGACCAGGCGATGCAGAGGGCAGCAAAAAATGCCGTCGTCGTCAGGGCCGGTTCATCAAAGGGCTCGGGCTGTTACCTGGGTGATGGCCTTTTTCTAACGGCATCCCATGTGATGCGTGGAGAGGCACCAGTGGCAGCGGTGACGTTTCCGGATGGCCGAAGCTATCAAACGAGGCTAGTGGCGAACGATCCGCAGTACGACCAAGCGTTGCTTGAGTGCAGTGAAAAGCCAGAAGGCGGTGTGCCGCTGGCGAATTCCAATGCGGAACGCGGGGATAATCTCTATATCGGAGGCTACAGCCAGGGACCGCTATTGTTCTGGCCTTCGGTGATGCGTGGGGTATGCTCGCCGAAATTTGGACAGTCTGCGGACTGGATTATCACTAGCGGTCAATCGATTCCAGGCGATTCAGGTGGACCGATCTTTGATGAGCGTGGTTGCATCATCGGCAACCTGTGGGGTGGTAGCAATGGCGAAACGACAGGCGTCAATTGTGGACGTACGCAGCGGTTTCTGCAAAGGTTCCGCGAGCGGCTGCGAGCTTGGCACACACAGGGCCGAGGGTGCTTTGGTGGCGTGTGTCCGCCGTCGAATCAGGGAGCTTACTACCAGCCGCCTTCGATGGATGGCGGAAGCGTCCAGGTTGAGATCGATCCGGGGACGCCGGTAACACCGCCGAGCCTTGATCCAGCAAGTACGCTCAGACCAATCGAACAGCCACCAGCCAAGCCAGATTACGACACGATCGCGGCGGAAGTCTGGAACAGGATTAAAGATAAGCCGGAGCTACAAGGGCCATCGGGACCGCAAGGACCGCCAGGGAAAGATGGTCAGGTGACCGAGGAGCATATCACGGCGATCGTGATGGCAATATCAAGCCAGATACGCAATGATCCAGCGATGCGAGGGCCACAAGGTGAGCCGGGACCGCCGGGTGTGATGGCTCCTGAGGAGATCGAGAGAATCAAAGCGGATATCGTCGCGAATCTTCCGAAGCGGCGTTTCTTGCTAATTGACGGGGAGTCGGGTAGAGTGATTGATGACGAGAGCTACGGGATTGACGAGCCGATCGTTCTTGACGTAAGGGCGATCCTGAAATGAGTGATCCGGTCAGCGGTGACGGGGTAGTAACAATTCCAAACAAATCGGAGTGTAAAAAAATGGCGTTTGATTTACCGGAAGGGATGGCGGCGATGATGGCTAGCGAGACAGCGGCCAATATCCAGTCCACAAACAACAACAGCCGCGAAGTGTTCCGGCAAGCCGCGGGCGTGCTGGCAGCGGTCGTGACTCGGATTCCAACTGAGCCTTCGGTACTCGGTAGCCGGGCCGTGAGTGGTGTGCTTGCTACGCCGATCGCATCGCCAACGGTTCAGCAAGGCGGTAACTAGTGAGCCTAGAGGAGCTGGCGACTCGGATCGTCAGGGATAATGCTAAGGCTCGATCACTTGCGAGAGAGTGGTCGAGCAGGATAACGAAGGCGATAACGAGCGAGAGTAGCGAACTGCTTAACGGGATAATCAATGAGTTCGAGCGAACCGCCGAAGGAGACGTTACAAAAGCACCTGGATCGTCAGGGACGGATCAGCCAGTGGATGACGCTGGAGGCGTTTAACTGGGTGCGGGACGCTCAGAAGCGGCAAGCGGCGAATGAAGAAGCGGAGAATCGTTGGTATCGAAAAACGGTGAGCGGTGACGATGGAGCGGTGGAGAGTGAAATGGGAACGACCATTCTTGGCGACATCACACCACAGCCGCCGGTGATCATCCAGCAACCTCCGCAGCAATCGAACAGCTTAGGAGCAATCGCGGCAATCGTAGCGGCAATGGCGACGGGCGGGATACTCGGGAGCCAGTTTTTGGGTCAGAAGGCCAGTGAACTGGTTCAGCCACAACAGCCACAACAGCAAGCGTCCTTTGAAGATTCGACGGTGCGAATCGGGCTGGGTCGCTTGGAGAACTACGAAAGCCTAAAGCCGTGAACTACGATCAGTTTTTTTTACTCGGGGCGTTTCTCGTCCAACTGGTCGGCATGTTGTCGGCTGGTATTTGGTTCGTAACGTCGGTGAAGATCACGACGGCAGAGCTGCGAACCACGATTGACCATCTGAGCCGGTCGATTGAGACGCTCGGGAAAACGATCGAGAGGATCGAGGCCAAGCAGCAAGACCACGAGCTGAAGTTTGCTCGCATGGAAAACCATACACAAAGGTAAACGATGAAAACCTCCGAAATCACTGTCGTCGAAGTAGCCACAGCGGACGTGATCCGCAAGATGCAAACACAGATTGAGGCACTGGCAGCAAAGATTGCCATTCTCGAAAGTGCTTTGGTAAACGCAGTCGAACAAATCAAGCCGAGTAAATGATGCTGAACTACACCGACATCCAAAGCTACGTTGACGCTGGACTGACTGACGCAGAGATTGCGGCAGCATTACAAGCCAGTGGGATCACACCGAGACGCATTGCCATTGCTGAGCTACTCTTCGAGCTCAATAACCGTGCAATGCTGATCCGCTTGATTCGACCAGCGGACACCGGAGAGAAGTGGTCTGGCACCGTTGTCAACATGATTCTCTACATCAACGAGAACGGCACACCGGAGCAGGTCACAGCAGTCAATCAGTGGTTCTCGCACATCACCAACGACCGCAATAGCTACTATGACACGACCGTCGTTTCATATGCCAAGCCTCTTTGGGAGATGCGGAACCAGTTTGGTGGTCAACCAGGAATGCCATCGGTCGAGGACTTCGATGCAATCGCGGCACTCGGTGGCGGTTGGCGTTTTGTAGATGTGATTGCGGAAGATGTTGCGGCGTGCAAGGCACAGCAGGAAAAGATTGCCGCCATCGACCAGTGCCGTACCGATATGGCTTCGATTCTTCAGCCAGTGCAGGCAAAGTCAAGTGCGGTCAATGCGTGGCTGGACGCACTGGATACCAGCGGAATGACCGTGGCAGAGGTCGAGGCGTATTGTGCTTCGTTGCTGGCAAGTGAAGATGGAAATCCGTAAATGGCACTATGGACACCGGCGGAGATAACTACATCGCTATGGCTAGACGCATCTGATGCGTCAACGCTATATGATGCAACGTCAGGCGGAAGTTTAGTTGCTTCTGACGGGACTGTTGCAAGATGGGAAGATAAAAGCGGAAACGATCGGCACTATACGCAAGCAACTGCCGGAAGCAGGCCCACAAGAAAAACATCTATACAAAATGGAAATGATGTCATTAGATTTAGCAATCATTTCCTTTTTCGATCTGGTGGATTTGTAACACTCAATTCTGTTGCAGTTTTTGTTGTGAGCAAAACAGATGACGACACTGTCACGACGTTTCAATTTGCTATGAGAAATAGCGGCGTAGGAACTAGTAAAAGATTATATTTTGCTGGAACCTCTACAGAAACACTAACTGCTATTGGAGACACAACGACGACGGTCGCATTTACAAAAACGCTAAACTGGCACATGAGATCGTTTAGACATGGAAGCAATTCACATGAAGCATGGCTAAACGGAACAGCAGGGACGCCGCAAACGCAAACATCGACGGCAGTTCCAGAAAGAACTTCAGTAGGCGGTTTGATAGCAGGTGTTTCTGATACGATTGTAAATCCACATATTGGTGACATTGCTGAAATTATTATTTGTCCAACCGCAATCGTAGATGCAGACAGGCAAAAAGTAGAAGGATACCTAGCTTGGAAATGGGGACTCGAAGGCGATTTGCCAGCAGGCCATCCATACGAGAACGCAGCTCCAACAATACCATCACCTAGCACACGCCGTCGCAGATACGCAGGAGGCTACGGACTATGAGCCACGTTTTAAAGCATAACGTAGCTGATCAGATTGCCTACTTTCGGGCATACGATACAGACGGCACAGCGAAGACCGATCTCACATCGTCAACAGCGGGACTTACGCTTTCCGTGTTTAGGGTCGGTGCATCAAGCGTGTCGATTGCATCGCTGTCGGCAAAAGCAGCGGACGACTCAACACATGCGGATGGTGCGATTCGCAATGTCGGAGGCAACCTTTACACGATTGACATTCCTGATGCAGCGACGGCAACGCAGGTTCCTTCAATTGTGGTGCGTGGAAGCTACACCGGCGGGGTTGTCGAAGGGCTGGAACATCCGATTGTTGCCTATGATCCGGCGGTTAATTACGCATCGGCCACCAAGGCGGCAGACATCGAGACCGACACGCAGGATATCCAGAGCAGGCTACCGGCAACACTGACCGGCGGATTTATGCAAGCCTACGTCGTTGGTTCATCCAGCGGTGGTGCTGATAGTATCTCATCCAGAATCGCAATTAACATTGTGGACGGCTCTTATAGTTGGCCGTCTGCACTCGGCGAAATTGCCGATGCAGTTTACGACGAACCCTACGCGGGACACACGACACCGGGGACATACGGATTTCTATGGGACAAGTGGCGTAAAAGCAACCCAGCGGTCACAGGCGAGGTTACATCGGCGGTTACGCCAACGACCACGACATTTTCGACCGACATCACAGGCTATGCCGACACGGCGTTTGACAATGCGGTGCTGGTATTCATAAATGGATCGACAAACGCAGACTTCAGAGGCGTGGTATCTGGATACCTGCAAGTCAACGGCCAAGTGACAATCACACCGGCATTGCCGACTCCACCGGTGGCAGGCGATGAATTCACTATCTCGATTCCATCCTTTGTTTACACCTTGGCACAGGTGCAGTCGGGACTGGCAACATCGGCAGAGCTGACCGAGATCAAGGGAGCTACATGGTCGAGCAGCACTGACACACTGGAAGCGATTAGGGATGCAAGCGGTGGCGGAGGTGGAACAGTGGTCATCGCACCGATCCAGGCAGAGGTTCCACCGCGTTCGGTGGAGACGCTCTTGCGTGTGTACCGTGGCGAGACAGTCGATCAGATCGTCAGTGTGGTAGAAAGCGATGGAACGACGCCGGTTGACCTTTCGGGCAAGACCTTGGAGATCGTGTTCGAGGGCTATCTGGGAACCGATCTAGCGGTGATCGCAACGGCTAACATCACGGTAAGCGGCGATGATAACAACGTGGTCACGTTCGCGTATCCGTCGGCTGTGACAGCAACAGTGGGGAGATATTACTGGTCGCTAAGGGATGACGCGGCACCGAGCCAGGTGTACCTAAACGGCGAGGTAGAGGTGCTGAGAGCGGCGGTCAATGACCCGTGATAAAACAAAAGAAGCCAGGAGGCTGTAACCTCTCTGGCTTCATCCCATTGCGTTGTGGAGGTCAACGAATGAGAAGCGTACATGATACAGAATCGTTAGTTTATTGAGCTATGCAAGGCCGTGGCAAAGCACAATCCATAAACACCCCCCCCGGGGTAAGTAGGTTCTTTTTTTCTTACCAGGAGGCGTCGCGGTCACCCGAGTCCCGGGCGCTCGCCAAAAAGTCCGACCGTCTTTTTTAGTTTTGGGGTAGGGGGGAGCCGTTGGAGATTACAAACAAACGCGACATCCGCCTTGTCGGTCGTGCAATCCGCGAGGGTTGGCCGGTAACTGAGGAGATCAAAGCCAAGGTCGTCGCGGCGTTGGTGGAGATCGTAGACAGCCGTGACCCTGATTTGATGCTCGAAGCAATTGACCGGCTACAGAAAGCGGACAAGCTCAACGTAGACCGCGAATCACTCCAGCAAAAGCAATCGAAGGATGACGAAGATAGACGGCTCCAACTTCTTGAACTCGCTCAGCGTATCCCAGTTGGAGAGCTTGCTAAGCTCGCATCCGAAAACGGCATCATTGATTCCGACAGCCAACCCTAGCGATGAGCGGGTTGCGGACCAAAAACGCAAGGCAGCAAAGCGAGCCGCAGAGCGTGACCTAAAGATTCCGTTGCCAAGGGACATTGAGCGACGCATCGAAGCCGAAGCCGATCCCGAGCTATGGCTGCGGACCTACTTCCCGACAGACTTCTACGAAGCATTCACACAAGACCGCCGAGCGATGCTCCAATCGATCATCGAAGCGGCCAAGTACGGCGGCGATCAAGCTATCGCAGCACCTCGGGGTGAAGGCAAGACATCGCTCGCGATGCACGGGGCACTGTATCTAATGGTCGTAGGCTTGTGCGACTTCCCGGTTGTGATTGGCAAGAGCCAGGGCAAGGCACAAGTCGAGTTGAAAGCAATTAAGGAAAAGCTACAGCAATCGGAGCAGTTCATTTCGGACTATCCGGAGATAGGCGTACCGTTTCAGGCAGTCGGTGGATGGTCTAGCCGTGCGAGGATGCAAACGGTGGGAGGGACGCTGACGAACATTGAGATGGCTGCGGACCATCTAGCGTTCCCAACCATTACTCGCGAACAGCTTCCGTCATCGTGGCCGGATGATGTAGAACCGGCTAGCAAGGGTCAAGTGATCTATTCTCTCGGGATCGATGGACCGATTCGAGGAACCAAGTTCAGGGGCAAGCGTCCGACGCTGGCGTTAATCGATGACATCGAGGACAGAGAGGCGGCGGCATCGGAAACGCTGGTTACGAAGAACGAGGAGATCATCGAGCAGGACATTGCGGGGCTTGGTTCGGGTGCTGAGAGGGTTTCGCGGGTGATGCTCTGCACGATTCAAAACAGGAAGTGCATCGCGTACCAGTACACAGACGCAAAAGGCAAGCCATCGTGGCGTGGGAAGCGGTATCGAAAGATGATACTACCGCCGAGCCGGATGGACTTGGTGGAGCAGTACATCGACCTACGCAGAGAGAGGGCCGACGATGATCCGGACGCTCGGGTGGCTTATGCTTTTTGGCGAGATAACCAAAGGGAGATTGAAGAGGGGTGCGAGATCAGCAACCCGCAAAGCTATTCGAAAAAGCTATATCAGGACGGTGAGCCACTGGAGCTGTCCGCGATACAAGCGTACTACAACCGTGTCGCGGACTGGGGCAGTAAAGCCGTGGCAACCGAGATCGACAACGATCCACCGGAGGAGGACGGACCGCAGGGAGCGGGATTGAGCTGGGACATCGTAGCGAGTCGCATCTCGGGGCTAGCGAGGCGGCAATTACCGGCGAACGCAATGGCTCTCACGGCTGCGATTGACTTGGGAAAGTACGCTTGCCACTGGGTGGTGACGGCATGGTGGAGAGGTGCCGGTGGCGTGGTGGTCGATTACGGCGTGACGGAGGTCACAAATACGGATCGCAGCATTGACAACGAGGCAAGCGAACCGCACATCTACAGGGCTCTCTTGGACTGGCGAGACTACTTGCTACAGCAAGAGTACGTGGACGCGACCGGCGAGCGGCGTTCGATCGACATGGCACTAGTGGACTCTGGGACGTTTACCAACGCGGCGTATCAGTTCGTCAAGCAGGTGGGCGGCGTGTTTGGTGTGAGTAAGGGGATCGGGCACTACAAGCCAAAGCAACCGAGCAAGACCGTAAAGCCAGGAATGCACATGCACGCAGCGTATCAAGCGGCTCCCGCGGTGTGGCTGTACGAGCTCGATACCGATTACTGGAAGACCTGGGTTCATGAACGCTACCTTACGCCGACGTTCGATGAAAACAACATGCTCAGGCGTGGAAGCCTGTCGCTGTTCGAGCCGGACGGGAACCGGAAGCACCAGAGCTACGCACAGCACATCGTGGCCGAGGAGCTCGTGAGCGAGTTCAAAGAGGGCAAGGGTACGCGGGTATTCTGGGATCGGCGGAACCCGAATAACCACTGGCTCGATGCGACGTATATGGCGGCAGCGTGTACAGAGTGCCTGGGGATCAGTCTAATAGACGTACGTGGAGAGACGGCACCGGAAGTGCGGCCGGTGCCAAAGGGTCAGCAGTCAGCAAAGCCGAAACAGCACGGCAACCGATTTAGGACGAGGAGCGGCGGATGGGTCAAGGGATTACGGAGATAGGACGCATGGCAAAGCGACGACAGAGACCGGCGGCAAAAGAGCAGGAAGCACCGAAGCCGAGACAGACCGAGTTTACAGCTCCAGGGTGCCCGGCTTGTGAGTCGATTCGGGAACCGGGGTCGAATTACTCTCGGGTGTACAATACGACGCGGACGACGCAAGCCGTGTATCGATATTGCAAGTGCGAATACTGCGGGCATACATTCAAGGTCGTTGCTACAGCGTAGCAAGGAAACTATGGCAATCGGTGTGCTTGTTGCCATGCTTGACGTATGGCAAGCACACAATCGCTATTGAATCAGATCGACGCGGCGATCGAAGCTCTTTTGAGTGGTCAGCATTCGTCGTATTCGATTGGTTCGAGGTCAGTTACTCGGCTCGACCTCAATTCTCTCTTTGACCAACGCGACCGGCTCAGGCGGCAACTAGACCGTGAGCAGAACGGAGCGTTCCGACTCGCCAAGATGCAGAGGCCGCGTTGATGCTGGACCGCGTCTTAGACTCGATCGTTGCAGCGGTCAACCCGAAGCGAGGACTCCAAAGGCAACAAGCCCGGAGGCTACTCCGTGCGTACGCTGGGGCTGAAGCGAATCGGCTGACGAACTACGCGAAGCCTAGGAACCTTGCAGCGGACACCGAGCTAGGCGGTCCGTTCGGTGCCGATGCGATGCGGGCATGGGCTCGCAAGCTTGTTCGCGACAACGCCTACGCCTGGGGTGTGGTCGATACTATCGTTTCGTCGGTGGTTGGCTGCGGCATCACAGCTCAAAGCATGTTCGAGACGCCGGAAGGCGAGGACATCGAAGACGTTAATTGGATGCGTGATGAGACTTGGCAGGCGTGGTGCGAGGTCGCGGACATCAACGGCCAGTATACGTTCGAGGAAATGCAGAGGATCGCACAAAGAGAGATCGTCGAAGCTGGCGAGGTGCTGATTCACTTGGTTACTACGCCAAGCAACGAATACAGAGGAGTATCCCGTCCCGTCCCATTCGCCTTAGAGTTGATCGAAGCTGACCGATTAGCCGGCGATAAGGACGCGTACGCGATCGCCAGGGAAGGCGATTTGCGTATTGTTCGCGGCGTGGAGCTTGACGAGCTTGGGAAGCCGGTTGCGTACTACATCTACCAAGACCATCCCAACGCACCGTATGCGTGGAATCGAACGCCGGTAAGGATTGAGGCTAGGAACGTCATACACCTCTTTAGGCGTGACCGTATCGGTCAGAGCCGTGGGGTGTCGTGGTTCGCTCCGGTAATGAGCTGGATGCGTGACCTGGGCGTGTACGTCGATAACGAGATTCAAGCTAGTGCGGTCGCAAGTTGCTTTGGCGTCGCGATCAAGACCGAGGGGCCGATTGGTGGGCTGTTGCCACCGAGCGGCGAAGACAGCGTAGACAGTGCTGGCAACTCGTTTGACTACCTGGAACCGGCAATGGTGGTTCGGCTGAATCCAGGTGAGTCGGTCGAATCGATCAATCCAGGCAGGCCAAACAGTGCGAGCGAGCCTTGGATTGCCTTGATGCTTCGCGGGATCGCGGTTGGCACGGGGCTAAGCTACGAGGTCGTCGCACGCGACTACAGCAAGACCAACTACAGCTCGAGCCGTACGAGCCAGCTAGAGGACCGTAGGCGGTTCCGATGCTGGCAACAGTATCTGCTCAATCACATGTGCCAACCGATTTGGGATCGGTTCTGCGAGGCGGCAGCTCTTGCCGGTCGTGAAGAGTTCCCAACGATGGCTGAGCTACTTGAGAATCGACGCAAGTACGCGGCAGTCGAGTGGCAGACGCAGGAATGGGAATGGGTTGATCCGCAGGCCGAGCAGGCAGCAAGCCAAGCGTCAATCGATGCGTTGCAATCAACCTACCAAGTTGAGCTTGGGAACCGTGGACGCAACTGGCGTCAGGTGTTCTACCAGCGAGCTAAGGAAGAACAGCTCAAGCGACAGCTAGGTCTCTCGACAATCGACGAAAAGCAGATCGATGCACAAGCAGCAAGCCAGGGCGGTGACGCTAGCTCTGGTGGTTCGACAGACATTCAAGGCGAAGCATTAAACGGAGCTCAGGTAACGAGCCTTGTGGACATTATTACGCAGGTCGGTGCTGGTGCACTTCCGAAGGATACAGCAAAAGCACTAATTGCAGCGGCGTTCCCATTATTAAGCCAGCAATCCGTCAGTGCGATTGTTGATCCTGTAGAGCCAGGTTCAGTTAGCGAAGATGGCATCCCAATTCAAAACAACGAAGTACAGCCAAGCGGCGAGATGATGGGGCTTTCGACTTTGCAGTTTCGGCGGAACCGAAAGGCGATCGATGAGACGCTTAATCAACTGGCATCGGGTGACATCAGCGAGACAAAGGCGAGAGTGTTCCTAGCGTCGATCGGAATGGCTCAGCAATCGATTGACATGCTTGTTGATGATGCTCTCGACGGTGTAAGGGATGAGGCGTTACCGGATGGTGGCTAAGTACGACCATATCGATTTTAAGCCTCCGAAGGGCGTCCGCGAAGAAGCCGCAAAGGGCTTGGAGTGGCGTCGTGAGTATGGACGCGGTGGAACCGAGGTCGGTGTTGCAAGGGCTCGTGACTTGTCGAACGGCAAGAACATCTCGCCAGAGACGGCGAGGCGAATGAATAGCTACTTCGCGAGGCACGCGGTAGACGAGAAGGGCGAAGGCTGGGAACCGGGCGAGGAGGGCTTCCCGAGTGCTGGGCGAATCGCCTGGGCATTGTGGGGTGGTGATGCTGGGAAGGCGTGGGCTTCAAAGCTAGCAAAGCAGATGGACGCGGCGGACTCTAAGGAGCGAGCAGGAATGGACAAAGGCAAGATCAAGCGAACGAGAATCGACACCGTACCCGAGTCACGGATGGTGATGCGTTTTGCGGAGATTCGCAGCGAGACTGCACAGCCAGAGAATCGAAGCGTCGGTGTGGTTGTGGCAACTGAGAATCCGGTGGAACGCTACGACAGATCACGCGGGATCGTTCTTCGCGAGGTTCTAGAGATGGACGGCATCGAGCTACGCGGTGGGCGTAACCAGTTGCCGATCGTTGACAGCCACGACCGCTCAACAGTGGCCAATGTGCTGGGCTCGGTCCGTAACCTTCGCGTCGATGGTGATGAGCTTGTGGGCGAGGCTTATTTCGCGAGCGACGAGGAAAGCCAACGGGCATACCAAAAGCTACTTGATGGACACCTAACAGACTTCTCGATCACGGCGACACCGAGAGAGGTGGCGTTTGTGGAGCGAGGCAAAACGTACACGACACGCCGAGGAGGCGTCGTCGATGGACCGGCTGACATCGTTACGCGGTGGACGCCGACTGACGCTTCCTTGGTCGCAACTGGAGCCGACGAGCGGTCGGTGGTGCGACGCAGCTATACCGATCTACCAGAGGAGATCAAGCGAATGGACGAAGGACTAGCAAAACAACTACAGGCTCTCGGAATGCCCGCAGAGATCGCAGACGCCGAAGCTGCGTTGCAATGGATGGCGGGCTACATGGCAAGCAAGAGCGAGCCAGAGATGGAGGAGATCGAGAGTGCGATGGATGAGGAGCCGAAGGAAGAAATGAGCCAAGCCATGGACGAGGAAGTTGAGAAGGCTGAAGGCATGGACAAAGAGGAAGAACTGAAGATGGCTGTCGATCGTGCGATGAAGATTGACAGAGAGCGTCGCCGCGAGATTACGGCAGCGTGTGACCAGTTGAAGATCGAGAGGAGCTTTGCGGAGAAGCTCTGCGATGAGGGTGTTTCTATTTCAGATGCTCGCAAGCTGATTATCGAGCGAGCTGCAAACAAACCGCTCGGACAAGGAGCTACACAAGTGCGAGTAACAGAGTCGGAAGCAGACAAGTTTTACGCAGCGGCCAAGGCTGGATTGATTCAGCGAGCCGCGACGAGTGCGGGTATCCGCATGAAGGTTGACCAAGCACCGGGATCCGATGAGTTTCGGTACGCTGGGTTGCGTCAACTGGCCGAGAGCTTCGTTGAGAGAATGGGTGTCAACACCCGACGGCTAGCACCGAAGGACGTTGCCTTGATTGCGTTGGGTCATCAACCAACGATCAACCGTCACAACATCCAGCGAGATGCTTACCATACCACTGGAAGCTTTGCGAACCTCCTTTTGGATGCTGCAAACAAAACATTGTTGGCAGGCTACGAAGAAGCCCCGTACACCTGGAGTCAGTGGGCTCGACAGGGAACCAGCGTGGCAGACTTCAAGGCAATCAACCGCATCCGCTTCAGCGAAGTTGGCAACCCCGAGATGGTTCCCGAGAAGGGCGACTATCCCGAGAGCCGCATGAGCGACTCCAAGGAAAGCTACCAGGTCGAGAAGTACGGCTCGGTTTTCACGGTGTCGTGGGAAACGGTCGTCAATGATGACCTCGATGCTATCTCTCGCATCCCGTCGATGCAGGGTGCAGCGTGTCGACGCAAGCAGAACGCAACCGTTTACGGGGTGCTGACTGCCAACGCGAACCTGAGCGATGGCGGGGCGTTGTTTAATTCGACAGCTCAGACATCGGCAGGCGGTCACGCGAACCTTGCAGGCTCGACCGGAGCCCCGAGCGTTACAACTCTGAACGCTGGGTTCCTTTCGATGATGACAAAGAAGGGCCTGAACAGCGATGCGATCCTCAACATCGTTCCCGCGACGTTGATCGTTCCGGCTGCATTGGGTGCAACGGCGTTGCAGTTGGTGGGATCGTTCAGCGATCCACTCGCTGGTGGTTCATCGACGACGGGTAACAGCAACACCCTCAACATCTACGGGCCGAATGGATCGCGTCCGCTGGCTGTTGTTATCGAGCCAGTACTCGATGCAAACAGTGCCACGGCTTGGTACTTGGCAGCAAGCCCAACGCAAGTCGATACCGTCGAGATCACGTTCCTTCAAGGCGAGGAGAGCCCCGTCCTTGAGAACGAATGGGACTTCGATAAGGACTGCTACAAGTACAAGGTGCGTCAGACCTGGGGCGTCGCAGCGATCGACTTCCGAGGCCTGTTCAAGAACGCTGGCTGATTGTAGCCGGTAAGTTTTTCCAATTATCAATCAGCTAACGGAGATTATCAGATGGCAGGTATTCAAGATTTTGTCGAGTACATCGAGGACTTTCTCGGACCTCAAACGCTGACCGCGAGCCCCGGTGGTTCAGATCAGTGGGACATCGCCGACACCAGTTCCAGCGGTACGCCTACCTACACAGTAGGCGGCATCAATGGCGAAGCAACTTTGGCTCTTAGCAGCACCGAAGAAATTCAAAACGTGTGCTTGTTCAAAAGTGACGTCCTGAACTTCGACATCGATCTTCTGCATTCAATCGAGCTTCGCGTGAAGACCGTGGCAACGCTGGACAGTGCGACCAGCTTGGCGTTTGGCCTTTGCTCGGCTCGCAACGATGCGATTGACTCGCTGGCAGCTCACGCCTCGTTCCGGCTAATCGGGTCGAACTCGCTGGTCGTTGAGACCGACGACGGCACCAACGACAAAGACGACATCGCGACAGGTGCAACCTTGGTTGCAACCTACAAGCGATTCGTGATTGACTTCACTGGCGGCAAGTCAAATGTGAAGTTCTATGTCGATGGCGTTCGCGTTGCATCGTCAACCACGTTCGACATGAGCAACTACTCGGCAGGCTTGCAGCCTTACGTTCAGTTGCAAAAGACCTCCGACACCAACACGGACTCGGTAGTCATCGACTACGTGAAGATCGTTTCGAAGCGAGTCTAAGCAATGACGCTGCGAGATCAGATAGCTAACGATGCGTCGGTGGTGTTCTTGAACACCTCCGACTTTGCGGAGACGGTGACGTACATCCCGTACCAGTACGTGGGTCGTGCGTACCGTGCCAACAGGAGCATCGCGGCAGTGATTGAGCGGCCCATTGTTGAGGTGCTGAACCAGGATGGAGAACACGCGATACCGATCTTTACGGTGTACGTGGCGAATAGTTCGACGCTCGGGATAGCTAGTTCGGAGATTGATGTGAGTCGAGATTCGTTGGCTTTCCCAGAGCGTGAGGGTGAGACGGCAACAACACGCCGGATCACTCGGATGCAGGAACACGATAACGGAATGCTACAACTCGAATGTCGTTAAGTGCTGCGAGTCCAGTCGTCGAACGCATTGCTCAGGTGATCTACGATCGCCTGATGCTGTTGACCGCTGGAGTGTCGTCGTACATCTACGTTTCAGAGGTGGTGAGGTACAACCGCAAGGACACCTACACACCGACGGACAAGCAGATCGTGTTGACGATGGGAGCAAACGAGAGAGTTCCGGAGCTTGACCATGAGGGCAACCCGCCTGCGGTGTGTCGGCAACAGGCGTTCAACATTCGTTGCCATGTGATACCTAGTGAGTTCGACGAAACGCCATCGGATACCTATGTAAATTTGATGGTGTTCGAGGCGATGAAGGCGATCACAAATAACCAGGCAACATGGCACAACTTCGACAACTTGGCGATCGATGCTGAGTTCGATTCGACTGAGCCGATCGAGGATGACGGTACTGGGATCGATGGTGCGAACCTACCTTTGCTGGTGCGGTACAGGACCGACGAAAACAATCCTTACAACGTGAGGATGTAGTCGGTGGTTGCAGCGATCAAGATTGACAAGCGGCAGATTGAGAAGCTCCGCAAGGTAATGAACGCAAGCCCCGTGAAGGTCGTGAGAGAGGTTACGACTGCGATCAATGAGACACAGAAGAAAACGCTACGCAAGGTAGTGAAGCCGGTGGCCGGAGAACTTGCGGTCGCTCAAAAGATTATCAAGCCATCGATCAGGGGCCAGAGGTCGAAGAGGAAAGAGCTACGAGCATCGGTAACGGTGGTCAAGACCGCGAGGCTATCACTGCGACACTTTGGTGCAAAGCAGAACAAGAAGGGCGTCGTTTATAAGATCAGCAAAACGCAAGGCCGGAAGTTTATACCGAGTGCGTTCCAGGGTCCAAAGCCCGGAGTAATGAAAATATCTTGGCGTGGGAACGTATTCAAACGCGAAGGTAAATCGAGACTACCGATCCACAAAAAGAGCGGGCCGTCGGTGTGGGGCGTGTACGTCAGAAGCAATAAAGACAAAGGCATTCGCAAGGATGCTGAGAAGGAACTGCGGAAGCAGATCGAGCGACGAATCAGATTCCAGAAACTAAAGCAATCGGGAGCGATTTAAGATGACGATGCTAAAACGAAAGCGAGTATTCGCAGCCAAGATCGAAGCGACTCCCGGAACTGCGGAATCGCTTACCAATAGCGAAGGAGCATTCAACGCTTACAACGTGATGGCTCAGGCGAACATCACGATGGAAGAACGCGAGGGACAAGGCGGATTCAATTACCTGTCGGCAGTCCCTGGTGCGTATGGTGGGACGCTGAGCTTCCGAACCGATCTAGGCTGGGATGGAACATCGACAGAGCCTACATGGGCGTCGGTGTTGTTGCCAGCATGTGGTTGGGTCGATACCTCTGGCACGTTCAACCCGGTGACTGAAGCACCAGGGAGCAACGTCAAGACGGTGACGATCGCTTGCTTCATGGACGGCGTAAAGAAGTTCCTTGCGGGAGCTGCGGGTACGTTCCAAATGGTATTGCCGGCTGGACGCATGGGCTACATCGACTGGACGTTTACCGGCGTGTGGCAAGACCCGACATCGACGCCGATGATCGCACCGACATACCCGACGGCGGCACCGCTCAGGTTCGCATCGGCAACGGTTGCCTACACAAGCGACAATCTGAAAGTCGAGCAAGTGACAATCGACGCGGGCAACAACGTCATCCTTCGCGAGGATGCAAGCACGGCGGCAGGGTACTCGACCGCCCTGATTACAAACCGCAACCCTCGTATCACTGCGAACCCAGAGTTTACTTCGCTGAGCGTACCAACGACGACGTTCGCGGACTGGATTGCTGCGGGTACTGGAGAGTTCTCGGTAGTGCTTGATGGACCGAACACATCGACGCTAGAGATCGAGGCTCCGGTAGCTCAGATTCTCAACGCTCAGGAAGGCGACCGCAACGGGATGGTGATCCATGACATCGAGTGGGCTTGCCTGAAAAACAGCACGACGACGGACCAGGAACTCCGTTTTATCTTTACTCCTACAGCCTAGTCAGCGAGGCAGAGTCAGCATGAGAGCAATCGAACCGGGTGAGCGTTTTAAGGTAGGCTACGGCAACGGTCATGAGATCGAGGTCGTAGCACTGAATGGCAGGCAGAAGCGACGGATCGTGAGCCTGATGAACGAGGTTAAGCAGTTGGACAAAACGCCGGAGAGTGCTGCGAGAGTCTACGACATCGCAGAGGAGGCGTTTCTGATTTGCGTACCAGATGCAACCGATGAGCTACTCGACAGGCTCAACGAGCGGCAACAGTTCGAGGTAGTGTCGGCAACGATTGCGGAGCAGATGCTATCGGAGGACGACAAAAAAAAGTCAGAGTCGCCGCATTGATGAGATGCGGCAAGCTCTGCCGAGCGTGCGGGGGATCGTGCTTTGATCAGCCCACGGAGGCAGAGACGATTGAGATCGCTTGCCCAGAGTGCGAGGAGCTGGGCGGCGATTGTGCGGTATGCGGTGGCGAGGGAACCATTGTGATCGACCGTTGCCCGAGGGAATACGTCGGGTGGGATATGAGCGACGCGGTGAGCTATGCAATCCATGCGGACAAAGGCCAGTGGCCGGTTGCTGGTGGGTTGCTGGATCAGTCGTGGTGGTTCCTGGAGCTTTACAGCCGCTTTACTTCAGACGTAAACAGGATCGAGTCAGAGTCGGCAAAGGAGCGGTATCGTGGCTGATGATGTGAGCATCGTAATCGCGGCACAGGATCAGGCCTCCGAGGTCTTGAAGTCGATCGGCAAGAACACCGAGAAGCTTGCACAGACGATGGGCAAAGCGTCGGAGCAGACCAATAGGACGCAAAAGACGTTTGACTTTGCGATTAAGGGATTCATCGCGCTCAAAGCCGCGACGATGGCGGCACAGGCTGCGATGGCTGGGATCACGGCGGCATTCAAGGGAATGGAAGCCAGCGTCGCGGCGTTCAACACGCAAGAAGAAGCCGCGAGGGGCATGACGCAAGCACAGCTTGACTATGCCGCATCGCTTCAGATTGCGACTAACGTAGGCGATGAGACGACGCTGGCACTGCTCAGGCAAGCTGAGGCAATGGGAGCCTCAAAAGATACGAGCGATGAGCTTGTGACGGCTGCGGTCGGGTTGGCTGAAGCTTTCGGCATCAATCAGGCTGAAGCACTCAAGAAGGTAATGCAGGCGACCAATGGGAACGCCAATGCGTTGCAAGAGTTGATTCCTGGAATCAGGACCGCGACGACTGAAGAAGAAAAGCTTGCATTGATTACGCAAGCGGCATCGACGGGGCTTCAGAAGCTACAAGCGGACGCGGACACAACCAAGGGAGCAATGGAACGCTCGGCGGGTGCGTTTGGTGACCTGTCGGAGAAGATTGGGGCGTTGTTCGCACCGATTTACAAGGTGGTTCATACGGGGCTTGCGGTATTCGCTGAAACGCTGCAATCGGCATTAGGTCCGGCAATCGACTTGGTGAACAACGGATTCGAGGGGCTGCAACCCTATATCGATGCGTTCATGGAGGCGATGCAAGCGACTGCGGTTGTTGTTGGAACAACCGTTGAGGCGATGATATCGATGCTCGCGAGTTTGTCGAATTACTTTACAGAGTCATTCGGCAGAGGCGAATATACGAGCGAGATGTTGACGCGGACCATTGACAACATGGCGACTTATGTCATCAAAGCGTTGACGATGATGGAGGTCGCATGGGTAGAGTTCCCAACTGTGATTCAGTTGGCAATTGACTCGGCGGCACTGACGCTGACACAGTTTGCAAACAACATCGCACATATCTTCACGGTCATCATTCCGCAGTACATGACGTGGTTTAAAGATAACTTTTTCAACCTGATTCGTGACGCACTCGTTAGCTCGTGGACGGCGTTGAAGAACTTCGGACGTAATATCGGCGAGTTCTGGGGAACCATCATGGGCTGGATCAGCTCGGGTATGGAAGGCGGATTTGATGGGTTGATTGAGAAGCTCGGGAATGGAATTTACGCAGGGCTTACGGACGGCTTCGAGGCATCGACAAAAGAACTACCAAAGATGGCACTGCGGACAGCGACCGATACGGAAAAGCTACTTGCTCGCAATGTTGGGGAGTCGGCACTGAAGCTAGCCGATGAGTACGATCGCAAGGTGAGAGATCGAACCGATAGGCTTAAGGAATCAATGAATCTGAAACTACGCGTCGATGCACCAGAACTGAAGGGGCTCGGGCAACTCGGGCAGGCGGACCCTGAAGCAGTCAACACGATTAAGGATTCGATGGAGAAGGTAGAAAAGAGTGTGCAACAAGGGACGGCAGTTTCGGGCCGCTTGTTGACGCGAGGAAGTGGCGATGTAGTGCAGGCTCGCATCATGGAGTACACACGGCAGTCGGCAATCGTCCTAGATCAAATGTCAAAGCGAATGGCTCGCGAAATGGGGCTTGAGGTTGGAAACGTAATCAACAAAAAACCGCTTGCCGATCCGATGAACATCCAAGTAATAGCGGGGAGTGTCTAAGATGCCGGTTTTAGAAGTTACTCGGATGTGGTCGCGGTCTGGTGTGAAGAACGAGACGAGCGACGGTAAGAAATTCACGCTCAGCGTTTCCGAAGGGTATCAGGTCACAACGACACCTGACACGCTGGGGGCGGAAATACTTTCGCATCCGGATATACCGAAGGCTGGGCAAATTATCGTTGGTACGACTGTGATGGTTCGCAGTGTTGTGCCTGATAAAATATCTCCGATCTTTTGGATCGTGGACGTTCAGGCCAGTGGTGACACGGGCGAAAGCAGCGACAACCCGTTACTACAGAAAGCAATCATTCGACGACGTGCGTTGATGAGCGAGGAGCCTGTCGATCAGGATTACTTCGGGAAGCCGATTGCTACGGTATGTGGTGAACCGATCAACGGCGTGACCAAGAAGATTTTCGACATGCAATACACGATTACCAAAAACTACTTGCTGGTGGTCGATGAGTTGGTGACGCAATACCTGGACGCGGTCAACTCGGACGTGTGGTTTGGGTACGCTCCGGGACGTGCGAAGCTGGTTGGGTATTCAGCGGAAGAGATCGAATATCAAACACAATTCGGCAAGTCGTTTTATCAACGGGTAACGTGGGATGTGATCGTTCGGACGCCGTACAACATCACGCCAAACTTGTCGTGGGCAGCTCGGACATTGCATCAAGGGTTTTATGAGTACCCGACACCACAAGCGACAAAGCCATCGATCGCGTTTGACGGCAACGGCAACGACGTAACGCAACCCGTATTACTAAAGCTCGACGGGAGCCGTGAGGGCAACCCAGACAATGCCGTTTGGCTCTACTGGCAACTCTACAATACACTGCCCTACAACTCTTTAATCGGAGCCCTTGAATGACGACAACGATTACAAACACAACGCTGGTTGTGCCCGATGGCTTTATCACAAATGATTCTATTAGCTCGACGGCAGCGATCGACAAAAGCAAGCTTGCACAACAGACCGTACAGGAGTTCCCGATAGGGTTCTTTGCGTTTCGGGTGTGGGATGCGATCACAAGCTTACCGCCAGCGACGGCAAGCTCTGACGATCTAGGAATTCAGATCGGAACGCCAGGAACTGACGGGCCGACGATCACGACCGGCGATGTGAAGGCGGCAGGGGTAACGACCAGGAAGATCGGCTTCGAGATTCCTGTGCCTCACAACTACGACGATGGCCAGACGATCGAGGTGAGAGTGCGAGCGGCGATGGAGACGACGGTCGCGGATGTGGCCGCGTATGTGGACCTGTCGGCGTACATCGTCAACGGCTCGGGACTTGTGGGCTCGGACCTTGTCACAACGGCACAGATTGCGATGAACAGTTTAACGCCTGCGGATTGTGATTTTGTTCTATCGGCTGGGTCGATTGATCCGGGCGATCATATCATGTGCGTACTGAGCCTGAGCGTTGAGGACTCGGCAACGGCAACAGCAGTGATTGCGGCGGTTTACTCAGTGGTTCTTCGCTGCGATACGCGAGGCTAATCCATGGCAGACTTTGCGGCATTCACGCCAGAGCTGGCTCGTGAGCTTGTCGCATTTATGCGGCAGATGAAAGCGATGGGGTTCGCTCTGAAAGCCGGTACCAACATCCAGGCGAATACGAATCCCACGCCGTGGTACGTGAAGAACAACAGCGGCGAGGAGATTCCGGCATATGCGTGCATGCAAGCCACGGGGACTGAAGACGTAGGCGGTCGAACATTCATTTCGGTGGGCAAGCCTGCGAACGTGGACGGCTCGACTGGCGGCTATCTGTTCAACGGACCAAGGGCAATCGAGGCGGATGGATTTGGGGTTGGTCATCCTGGTCCGATCGTTACGGCTCTCACCGATGGCTCGACGGTCACGGCTGGTGCTCCGTGGGGACCGGCATCGGGTCAGTGGTACATCGAGACCAAGGCGGACCTGACCGAAGGCGGGCACTGGTTTCGGGCGATTGGTGCGGACAGTGTTGCAGACGACACAGCTCGCATCTTTACAATCGACAACGGCGAGGTGATAACGGTGGTTACCGATCTTCGCGTTGATGGTGTGACGGTCCAAAAAAAGACGCGAGACGTAATCTGTATTCCAACGGGTGCCGAGTCTGGTTGGACGACGTGGCACACCGGCGAGAGCTGTCCAACGACGTAATCATGCCGCTACTATTCAAAAACGGAAAGCTGGTTATCAACGACATCGACCAGCTCGTTTTCTCCGACGATCCGGACTCTTGCCGATGCTGTCCTGGGCTGTGTGAGTGTCCGCCGGATGCGGATTATGCGGTGCCTAAGTATGTCGAGGATGTGTCGTTTTCTATCTCAAATCTTGCGGACACGTACTTTGCAGAAACAAATTACCAAGTTGACGTTCAATGGTCAGACGCAAAGATCGATAAGTACATTCGTCGAAGGCGATTTGATGTAAGTGGAATATCGGCTTTGAACGGAACTTGGCCGCTTTCTCTTGAGAGCATAAGTAATCCAGAAATGGCTTGCGTTCAGCCCGATCCATTTCCTGCGTGTGCATTCGATGCAAATATGGATTGCCATTGGACCAGAGGCTTACCAGTAGTTCCATTGACTGGATCGTTTAGTAATTATGAATTTACAAATCTACAGCGATCAAATACGCAAATAGAAGTAAGCGAAAGTTTTTTCATAACCGGATGGGCAATGGGCACACCGCCGGGGACGATTCAAAATACAGGTTCAATTTTGCTTATACTGTGCTTACGTGAAGGTTCATACACAGGGGATGTAAAGCGTACGTTTCGTATACAATCCGCTTCTTTCCCGACTACATCAATTCAAGAAACTCAAACGATAATAAACAACGTAGTTCGAATTGATTGTCAGGAATCTTTCCCAATCTCTGTCGGTCCTTCGATTATTCAAGGCGGGTTCCCTGAAAGCATTCTGAATTTGTATGAGAAAAGAGGTTTTTTATTTTGCAATGAACCAAGCGGACAGGTCACACAAAACGCCTATTGGTGCAATGATCAATCGAATTCAAGTGCTTCATTTAGCTTTCCTCGTTGTCAAGGATCAGGGACAGAAACAGAGTCAATCGCTCCTCCGCCTCCTGGTGTTTTTGGGTTTGGATGGACACAAACAGCAAGCTACGATTATGACCTATCGGGCATGACGTACGACATCAATTGGAACTACACACTTAATCCACCATGATCTCTTGTGATTGCGGACGCACCTACCGAAACATCACGGCGTGGCCGGTCCATTGCCCGTGCGGCTACAAGCTGTACGCCGACGATTACGACGCGGTGAATCCGTTCTACGGTAAAGGCAAGTACGGCTTCATTGTGCCATGCTTCATGCCGATCGGTGGTACGGAGTCGTGGCATCTCTCGCTACTGCCAAGGCTCCGCGATGTGTCGGGGCTGGTTGTGCTGAATCCTTCGCTGGCATCGGGACCGCTCGAGCAGCTCGGCTGCGAGGTCGGCGTAGGGATCGACGCAGCCAGGAAGCTGGCGAAGGCATCGAAGGCAATCGTCATTTGGAATATCGGCGATGCACTAGGGCAGATTGCAAGCCGTGGGTGTCGGGTTGTCAGTGTGTCGCATACGGACTCAAGCAGCGATTGGACAAGTAACCTCTTGCAAGCTCAAGCACCGTGGACCGATCACGTTGTAACCATCTGCAAGGACTCGCGGCGGATCGTGCCGGAGGGCATTCCGCATACGCTGATACCGAATGCACCGGACCCACTGCGGATCGCGGTGGCGAATGAGATCGAGAAGCCAACGAAGCCGCTCGCGGTGGTGATCGCGAGGTTCTCGAAAGAAAAGCGTCTGGAGTTCTTGGCGGACCTGTTCGAGGAGTATCTTCGCGACTGGGAGCTGTGGATCATTGGCAGCGGTACGGGCGTTGGATCGGTGCAGATTGAGCCACGGCACAACGTACGCATTCTTCCTCCGACAGCGACGCCGGGTGATTATTACGCGATAGCTGATGTGGTGCTGTCGGCTAGCGAGTACGAGGGCTATGGGTTGTCGAGTGCCGAGGCGTTGTTTGCTGGTGTCCCGGTGGTATCGACGCCGGTGGGGTTGTTTGCCGACAAGCCACACTTGGCAACCATCGTCCAGCATGACGCGGAACCGTGGGAGTGGGCTGAGGCAATCCGGACGGCAGAGCGTAAGTCGATTGACGATCTCGACCGCGTTGATGACTGGGTAAGCCAGTGGCAGGCGTTGCTGGACTCGCTGCGGCCTCTTGGAGAGCGTAAGGCTGAAATATGCCGGTCAAATGCTTGCGGGCACTACGACGCGGGCCAGGACGCTTGTGGGCTAATCACTGCGAAAGGCAGGCCGGGCAAGGTGTCGTACTTGCTGAATCATCCGGCTACGCGATGCGTGGATTCTGAGCCGCGTTTTTGATTCCGAAAAAAGTTTTGGAATTGTTGTTGTACTGGGGTTGAATAAGTCGATTCAAGGGAGTAGACTTCAAGAGTCAGGCAAACGAACAACACTCAACACGAAAGGGCGAAACGATGACGGCAGCACAAATACTCACGCAAGAATTTAACGCAGTCCAAGAAATTGCTTGCGTTGTAAAAAAAGAATCTGGAAACACAAGCAAGGGCCAAGCTAGCTTGATTCAGAAATGGAACAAATCGGGAAGATACATGAGCTTCGATGAAGCGGCACAAATGGAAGCTCGAAATCGTTTTTATGGCTGGGCTAAATAACGTTTGGGATCATCGAGCACCCGAGGAAAAATTATGAAAAAACCGAAAGACGTTGACGGGTGCTTCGATGCATCCAATTGTTCCACGGCCATTAAGGTTTTGGAGTTGCTGCGGAACGGATTGGAGAAGTCCGAGACGACCGCAAGAGCACGAGCGGACAACATGGAAGGCGTTATTCGCAGCCAATGGATTGTGAAAGCCAACACGCTAAGAGAGGTCATTGACCTCGTGGACAACATGATTGAGACGATACCGACGGAAAACCCATACGCCAATTGCAAGAGCTTCGATGAAGTTTGCAAGGTATTCATTGAAGAGGATCACCAAATGAGAAAGTTTTTCGGCAAGGATAAGGCGATGAAGACATGGACGCTAAAGCGGGAAGTGTTCGCGAGAGGATCGCAGCGATTGGTGGAATACAAAGTGGTGGACGAAAACGGCAAAACAGTTTGCGCAAGAAACAACCAACGCGATGCGGTCGTTTCTGCGTTGCGAATTGCGTCAGAGACGGGTCGCGGTGCCGTGCAAGTGGTTGGTGAGTAGTCAAGGATTTCTTTACAAGTGAGTCGAACATGAAAGATGAAGAATACATTGCGAGAGCAATTGAAGGTTGCGTGGTCGGTAACGGATCGAAGCAGATTTCGCTCCTCGTTGAGGAGCTGGGACGCATTGTTTCCGAAGTGAAGTACGTTCGCAGCCAGTCGTTTTGCCCAGACATGGGCGAATTTTCGCGGGGATACCAAACCGCGTGCGATGAGATTTTGGAGAGGTGCAAACCGTACCGACGAATCCAAGCGGGTAGGATGACGATTGAGCATCTGGAGAAACGGCTGGCAGACTTAGAACGCTGGATTGAACGCCGCGAAGATTATGAGTCAGAGCAACGGGAGCAATCATAATGGAACCAGTAGACATAATTCACAACGCGATAGTGGACATGAAGCTATACCACGAAACGTTGGTTCCGCAGGATATTTTCAACAACGCCAAAGCGGTCATCAAACGGTTGCAAATGGCAGGCTACGAGATCGTTCCAGAGGCGAAGATGGCAGCAAACACGTTTACGATTGAATTGTCAGATCAGGACCGACGACGCATTGATGCGTTGTGCAAGGCGATGTGCCCAACGGGCACTGTCGCAGTGGTCGTCTACGTTGAAACCGTAGGTTTCACAGATGGCGTTCACCTGTTTAGCAGCGTTGACGACGCAGAGCGTTGGATGCTGCAAGAGATTCGGCAGCATGGCGGCGAGCAGTCGCATTTGACGCTGGAGGATTTTCAGAAGCGGCTCAAGCCGAACGAGGATTTTTGGATCGTTGACGTTCACGATAGGCGTCGTTAGGTCCGACGAACAACAACAAAGCCCCATGCCGGGATGGGCTCCGGCTTTTTTACTTTCACACACGAAAGGTTAAGACGATGGCATACGAACTAATCGATTATCACACTGGCGACGTTATCCGCGAAGTAACACAGGCTGAATACGATGCAAGCGTTGACGCTGCACAGTATGACGGCGGTCATGGTGTTATCTCGATCGATGGCCGATCATGCTACGTGGTCGAGCGATGAGCGGTTTAATCGTGGGTGCTCGCGTTCGAGTCAAAAAAGATATCGGACGCATTGATGTAATTGCGGCAATCACAGTCAACGTGTTTGGTACGCGGTTGTTCTGGTTATCGCGTGGCGGATGTTTTAGCGAAAACGAAATTGAAAGGTACTAACAAGTGACAACCAAGCAAGACGACAAGCTCGAACACTACGAGTCGGCACACTGCGAGGCAGAAATGGAGCTGGCATTGATCGGCGATCGGCTCCAGGACATGCCGGCAGACGGCAATGGCATCACATGGGCGGATGTGGGTTCGCTGCGGTACATCGTCCACATGCTGCGGGAAGTGCGGCTACATCTGGATAACGTCGGAGGTGAAGCGTGAGCGAGATCCAAAAGACGATCGCCAACTACGTGCTACGCAGTGCGGGAACGTGCAACCATCTGAGCGATTACACGGTGACATGCTTCGTCGGCATGATTGAGACCGGCGAGGCTACGTGGGACGACTTCGGAGCGGTCGGCGGTCAAGAGCTGGTCGATACGATCCAAGAGCGATGGGAGGCGATTCGGTGAGCTACCAGGATTTTATTGCGTCAAAGCGTCGTAAGTTGCAGCCGATGGGATTTATGCCAGGGAAGCTAAACGGCAATCTGTTTGATTGGCAGGCGACGGTGGTAGATTGGGCTGTACGTCGTGGTCGTGCGGCACTCTTTGAAGAGTGCGGACTCGGCAAGACGCTTCAGCAATTGGCATGGGCTGAGCAAGTCGTCAAGCACACAAACAAGCCAGTCGTTTTGCATTGTCCAGTGGGCGTAAGGCGGCAGACCAAGCGTGAGGCCGATAAGTTTGGCATTGATTGCGAGGTCAAGGTTGTCAACGAAGCCAACGAGGTGATTGTTGGCATCAACCTCGTCAACTACGAAAAGCTCCATCACTTCGACCCAAGCGTGTTCGCTGGGGTGGTGCTGGATGAAAGTTCGGTTCTCAAGAACTACACCGGCAAGACCAAGCGGCTACTGGTTGACAGTTACGCACGGACACCATACCGGCTAGCGTGTACCGCGACACCATCGCCGAACGATCACACGGAGCTTGGCAGCCATGCCGAGTTCCTTGGAGTGTGCGATCGTGAGGATATGCTTTCAAAGTATTTCGTCCAC